CATTAATGTAGATAGTGCAGAAGCTGATGATGTTATTGGTGTTTTAGTTAAAGATGTAGCTTCTCAGCAAAAACAAGAATATGAAAACGAAAAGAAAATATTAATTATATCGGGTGATAAGGATTTTATTCAGCTTCAGAAATATAATAGTATTTTTACAGTTAAGCAATACGATCCGATAAATAAAAAATATATAAAGACAGAAGATCCTAGTAGATATATTAAAGAACATATACTAAAAGGCGATACTGGCGATGGAATTCCTAATTTTCTATCACCTGATGATTGTTTAGTTAATGGCATTAGGCAAAAGCCTATTATGAAAAAAAAGTTGAGCTCATGGGTCAATGAAGATCCGAAATTATTCTGTGATGATATTCAATATAGAAACTATAAACGCAATCAGCTCTTAATCGATTTAGATAATACCCCAAAAAAGATTTGTGATAATATTATGAAAGAATATGATAATCAAAAGGGAAAGGGTCGATCACAAATATTTAATTATATGGTTAAAAATAGACTTAAAATGTTAATGGAATCAATAGGCGATTTTTAATCATAACGAGATAACATATTATGCAAAAAACAATGTATTCAATTCTTAAAGACATAGACGAACTGTCTTCTCAAAAAGAAAAAGTTCAAGCTTTAGGCCAGCACCAATATAAAGAAGCCCTATCTATTATTGCTAATTTAGCACTTAATCCTAAAGTTAATTGGTTATTACCTGAAGGAAATCCTCCATATAAACCATGCGAATTCGATGCTGAAGGAAGATTTCTTTCTGAAATTAGAAGATTATATCTTTTTTTAGAAGGAGGAAATAATAATTTGGAACAAACTAAACGTGAACAACTGTTTATAGATATTTTAGAATCAGTTGATCCAGATGATGCAAAATTATTATTAGCTATGAAAGATAAAAAAATGCCATTCAAGTCTATTAATAAAACATTAATTAAAAAGGCATTCCCTAATATTTGGTAAAAGAGGTAAACATGAGCAAATCTTATAAAGAAAAACGTGTCAGAGAACGGGATGACTTCCCCCGTAATACAAAAAAGCGTAAGTATAAAGCTAAAAATAAAAATATAAAAAATGCGTTAAGAACAATGGATGTTGATACAATTATGAAATACGCGGAATCATAAAATGCCCACTTATTCTTTTAAAAATAACGAAACTCATGAAGTGTTCGATCAATTTTTTAAATCTATTTCTGCAAAAGAAGAGTTTCTTGTGAGTAATCCTCATCTTCAACAAGTCCATACTAGTTCAACACCTATAGGTGATCCAGTACGACTAGGATTAAGGAAACCGCATGACACATTTAGAGACCTACTTAAACAAGTCAAACGAAATAATTCAACTAGATTCAATCCAGCAGACGGAATCAATACATTTTGAGAAGAAAAGAAAAAAAAGAACTAAAAAGAAAAATTCACAAGATATTGGTATTAGTATTCAAAACTCCAATCTATTAAAAATAGACCCTATAACCGATAATCAAAAGATAGCTTTTGATGCCTGGGAAAACGGTCAAAATCTTTTGCTACATGGTTTAGCTGGTACAGGTAAAACATTTATATCTTTATATCTTTCACTAAAAGAAATATTATCACGTGAAACCTACTACAAAAAAATTATTATCATAAGAAGTGTTGTTCCAACACGAGATATGGGATTTCTCCCAGGCTCTATTAAAGAAAAAACAAAAGTATTTGAATTACCATATTACGGAATATGTAATGACCTTTTTTCCCGAGGCGATGCCTATGATATACTTAAAGGTAAAAAAATAGTTAATTTTTTATCTACATCATTTGTACGCGGGAGTAGTTTTAATGATACAATAGTTATTGTAGACGAAATCAATAACCTAACTTTCCATGAATTAGATTCAGTTATAACTAGATTAGGCCATAATTGCAGACTTATACTCGCCGGAGATTATAGACAAACTGATCTTAAGTATCATGATGAAAAAATAGGATTATCTAAATTTATAGATATTATAGATAAAATGTCCTATTTTAAACATGTTGAATTTGGTATTGATGATATAGTTAGATCTGATTTAGTAAAATCATATATTATTGCGAAGACTAAAATAAAATATGAAGACTCTATTTAAAAATAATATTGTTAGAAATAAAACATTTACCCATGAATTAATAGAATTTCAAGAATTAGAAACGATTACAGAAAATGGTAAAAGGTTCTATGCGACTCCAAATGGAAACTATCCATCTGTAACTACTGTATTGAGTAGTTTAGATAAAGGATGGTTAGAGTCATGGAAAAAAAGAGTAGGAGAAGAAGAAGCAAATCGGATATCCGCTAGAGCATCTAATCGCGGCACTCAATTTCATTCTATATGTGAAAAATATATTATGAATGAAGAAGAGTTTTGTACCAATCAGCCCCCTTTTATAGAAGATATGTTCACGTCTATACAGCAATATATAGATCATATTGATATAATTTATGGGAGTGAAACTCCAGTCTATTCGGATGTTTTAAAAACTGCTGGTCGTATGGATTTGTTTTGTGGAATACGTGGAGAACGATATATACTTGATTTTAAGACGTCTTCTCGAAAGAAAAAGGAAAGTGACATTAAGAATTATTTTTTACAATGTACTGCATATTCTATGATGATTAAAGAATTAACAGGAATAGAAGTTCCTAAAATGATTATTCTAATGGCAGTAGAAGATGACAATCCTTTGATATTTGTTAAAAAGACAGAACCCTATGAAGAAGAAGTAAGACGAATATTTAATAATTATCATATTACCAAATAGTGTACTTGTTTTTTCCCTTTATGTATAATAGATAAAAGGAGACGCCATTATGCTAAATATTATTACTTATTTTATGTTAATTATATTTAGCTTCGAAGCTAGTAGCGAGCTTGTTACTAGAACCGGCGATATTTCTTATAAAAAGATAGTTAAAGCTAAACAATTAAAATGTCTTACTGATAATGTATATTTTGAATCTCGTGGTGAACCCGTTAGAGGGCAAATGGCAGTTGCATTAGTTACCTTGAACCGTAAATATAATAAACATTATCCTAATACAATTTGTGAAGTAGTATATCAGCGGAAAAGACCGACTAGATGTCAATTTAGCTGGGTATGTGCAGAGGACTCATATAAAGTTGTTCGTGATAAAGATAGTTATATTAAATCATTAGCAATTGCTGAAATGGTTTTGGTAAATTATAATTACGATATCGACTTAACTTATGGCGCTACTCATTATCATGAAATTAAAATTAATCCTAAATGGGCAGCTTCTGATAAGGTTACCGCTGTTATAGGTAGACATAAATTTTATAAGTTATGAAAAATATTAAAATTAAAACAGTTAAAAACTCGACTGATTTTACTCAAGAAATTGAGCATTTAGTTCAAAAATATAAACTGGATTATATGGATGCAGTTTTATTATATGCTGATCAGAATAATCTTGAAATTGAAACTGTAGCATCTATTATACGTAACTCGACTAAAATTAAAAGTAAAATTCAAGTTCAAGCCGAAGAATTAAATTTTCTTCCTAAAACATCACGGCTTCCTATATGACAGATTTTGATGCCTATAAAATGTATCTTGCAGTTAAGCGTGAAGGATACGATTACTTTAAATATAATGGAAAAGTTAATGCTAAAATAACTTCGTTCGAACATCGTAAAGATAGAATATTCTATTCTAAATTAAAAAAGAAAAAAGATTTAGAAGGATTTCTAGTTGCTAATTGTTTAGAAGATAAAAAAGTTTGGATTAAACAATTAATAACGCCATCAGCCGATAATATATACAACCAATGGATAAAACGCCAACAATCTATTAGTTATATTTTTAAACAAGAAATAAATGGATTACCTGATGATTTAAATCTATTATTAGACGTGAATGATAGCCATCCTACTCTACTACAACTGTATATGTCAGGAGATATTTGTACTGAAACTTTAATTATTATGGATAGATGCATTAATTTTTTTAATCATTGGAATACCGTAATTGAAGAAAACGTAGTATGGCCAGAAATTCATCAAAGGTGTAATAAGTATGCACCTTTTATGAAATATGATCTTAACGCATGCAAAAAAATGCTTAAAGATCGTTTTCTATAATGTACTTATATTATTCAGCGTGATATAAATACTATATTATAATGATTATGTGGATAAGCTGTAATACAAAAATATATTGTAATAAGGAGAATATATATGAGCAAGTTTGCTGATTACGCTAAGAACCGTAAGAATCAATTCGATAAACTTACAAATCAACTCAATAAAGAAAATTCACCTGGTGGAAATTCATCAGACGATAATACTTATTGGAAACCCGAAGTCGATAAAACTGGTAATGGATACGCAGTAATTCGTTTTCTTCCTTGTATTGAGGAAGAAGATGCGCCCTTTGTTCGTTATTGGGATCATGGGTTTCAGGGTCCAGGTGGATGGTATATTGAAAAATCATTGACTACTATTGGCCAAAAAGATCCACTTGGTGAGTATAACTCACAGCTATGGAATTCTGGTTTAGAAGAAAATAAAGACCAAGCACGCAAACAGAAGCGTCGTCTTCATTACGTTAGCAACATTTATGTCGTTAAAGATCCTGCTAACCCCCAGAATGAAGGAAACGTATTTCTTTTCATGTTTGGTAAAAAGATTTTTGATAAGATTAATGATTTAGTCAATCCTTCTTTTCAGGATGAAGAACCAGTAAATCCGTTTGATCTTCTTGAGGGCGCCAACTTCAAGATGAAGATTCGTAATGTCGAAGGTTATCGCAATTACGATAAGAGTGAGTTTGATTCTGCTGGTCCCCTGTTTGAGGATGAG